GCGTAAGACCAACAGTTGTGGGAGCAGTAGTGGCACCCATAACACCTATAGTAATTTACTGTGTTATTTATCAATAAAGTTTCGAGATTTCTGGATCTCTAACTAAAATTCCGTTCAACTACGACAATTACGTAGGATCGGATTTACATTCATCAGATTATTCAATTTGGAAACACAACACGTTAAATCGTAAAAATTTTCGAATGGAAGAACTAGGTTTCGCATTAGGAAGCTACCTCGGCGGCAAAGCCTTGGATTATGGTAAGAACAAGTTGTTCGGCGGTAAGAAGGGCGGCGGGGGTAAACCACGCAAGCCCACAGCCAATGAAATCAACAATATGGTTCAAGGGATCAAACACGCGGGTATGGCAAAAGGCAGACACAAGTTTCGCGCCAATGCTAACTCTAATCATCAAAACGGGTTCAGTAACAAAATTACTGCTCCCGTCAGCGAGATGCGTCGTTACAGACAAATGGGTCCCGGAATCCATTACCACCCAGGGGGTGAAATAACAATTTCTCACACCGAACGATTCGGCGCGGTTACGGCGAGCGTGCTCTTTAACGTACAACGTTTTGAGTGCAACCCCGGTATACCGGTCATGGCTAATTGGCTAACGAACATAGCGAAACAATACGAGTACTACACCATTGAAAAGTGGGAGTGCCAGTATAAACCAAAATGTTCAACTGACATCGACGGAGATGTTACCATTATGGTCGACTATGATGCAGGCGGTGAAACACCCCTATCATCAGTCGAAATGGAAAACTTCGTCGGCCAAGTCAACACCATGCCTTGGAAAGAAGTTACTCACCATTCTTCAAAACAAAACCTCAAGATGATCCCCAATCGACTCGTGCGCAGCAATGATCTCTCTTCGGAGACAACAGACGACCGCCGGTTGACCGATTGGGGAGTCTTGTACGTTGCCAACGAGGGACAAGCTGCAGCAATCGCTGGAAACACCCTTGGCTATTTATATTCCACGTACACAATAAAGCTCCACACCCCTAAGGGGGTTAATGGTCCCTCATTCATTTACGGGTATTTTCTTAGCACGGGTGTCAGTGAAACCGACGCCCTTCCCTTGGGCGCGGCCCCTACCACCGCCACTACTACAAATGGAATGTCCATTGTTGGTGTGACAAACAATCGTTTAACTTTTCAACGCCCAGGCGCATACATCGTTAACATCGAAAGTACGGGTGTGGCTATATCTGACGTCAATTGTATCACTACCGACACCTTCTCCACCGGCGTTGCAGAACAGTACATGGTTTGCAATGCCGCTGGTACAACTGGTGCCGGCAAATTCTGGGTTGACGTCATCCACCCCGGTGGCTGGGTAGGTTTCACCTTGACCTGCACTTCTGTTTCTAGTACTGAACTCGAGGTTTCTGAGATCAACTCTGTTGAGTTGCCTCAGGCTCTCCTCCAACTTAGGAAACAAAAGAAGTTGCGGTCTACACCTAACTATCTCGAACCTCCCCAAAAGGTTAAATTTGAGATTCGTGAAAGTAAAGGCGATGATACTGATACTGAGAGTGTTTCTGACTACAAAGTGGTTCAAGTTCCCGTACCGCCACTCGTACGTCAGAAGAAGAGTTTGTAATATCTCTATAAATAATTTCCGCCCGCAGGTTGCGATAACCCTGAGACACGCATTGGTACTTTCGCGCAGAGTCCGTTCTTTCATTGTTTCGTCCATCTCACACGAGTTGGATTCATTGCTGAGTTCCGTTAATAAACAGAGT